GAAGCGCGACGGAAAAACTTGAGAACTTTTTGGCTGAAAATTTCCGGTGTAAAGTTACCGGAAGGCAGGTTATTATAACCAGCAGCGCGATTAAAAGCCATTTGCTTTTCCTTCCTTCATTTTGAGGTTTAAGATTGATAGTCGATTCGCCCTTCAGCCCGTGCAGCGTCCAATTCAGCTTCGTGCTTTTCGAACTCCCACGGTTTCATCTTGGCGATTTGTGAAGCTTTCCAAATTCTTTTATCTCCTGTTGCTTCAGACGAAATGTCTTTTGCTTTAGAAGATCTAACTGCAGTAGCTGCAGCTTCGTTAGATTTGGATTGTTTCTTTTTTGAGATACCTTGATCTGCTTTGTACAAATCTAGAACTCGTGAGGCCCAACGAGCATCAGTATTGTTTTTGTAAATACCGTCAGAAATGCTTTCTGGTTGCTCTTGTAGCCAAGTCAGGAATTTCTCATCTGTTTTGATTTCGTCAAAATCTGGATGATTCCTTGTTAGTTCACGGTACGCAGCTTGAACCGTTGTTTCCTTTTCACGTTCCCGCAAAGTTTCTATTTCTTGTTCTAGGGAAGATGACCTTTCTGCAGCTTTCATCGAAGCAATTGTTTCGACTACACCGTATACATCTGGGTATTCTTCTTTGAACTTTTCTAGTTCCTCTGCAGTTTTCGGAAGAGAAATTCCTTGTTGTGGTGCTTGCGATATTGCAGCTTCCAACTCTTTTTCTCGTTCCTTGAAGCTTCGAACTTTATCATCGTAGTGCTTTTTAAGATCATCGTACCGTTTCTTGTAGTCGTGATCTGATGTATCTTGCTTTGCCTCTACAAATGATTCGTTTGATTCTTGTTCTTCAACTTCTTCTTGTTGGGCTTCTACTTCAGTGGTTTCTTGATCGTCGTCATCGTACACTTCTTCTCTGTACTTACCACGATAAAGTGTTTCACTATTGATTGTCCCAAAGGAATCATTGGGTTTATTTGCGCGGTGACCGCGTACTTTTTTTGCCATTTTATTTACCTCATGTTGCGGGGCTACATGGCTGTAGGTAGCCGCTCCGGTTGTGTCGGGGCCACATTATTGTGGGTAGCCGACGGATCTCTTACGGAAACTCTCGTGTTATAAACGTGCGGTAAAACTCATGTCCGCCAAGTTCCGTAGAAAATTCTAAATCTTTTGATTCGCGCATCCATTGACTAGGTGCGTCTTTGCGTGTGTAAAATACTGTTCCGACAGGAAGCCTACGATTGCCTTCCGTTTCTGGATCTAAAACATTTTGGGCTGCTGCTGCTGCCTTTGCCAAACCTTTACTTGCCAAACCCTTCTTTACTTCTTTTGCACGAGCAAACAAGGTAGACGGTTCTAAGCCAGAAAAATGAAATGCACCACGTCTAGTTTGTTTTAAAAGCGCATCGTCTAAAGTTTTTATATCTTTAAAGTCGTAATAGTCAGATGCCATACGATTCTGTACTACTTCACCGATTGCTTCCATACTTTCGATAGGGTCGGTTGTTGATTGTGTTTCTGTAAGGAACAATACAGTCAGTTTATCTTCATCAGAAAGACCCTTGATAAACTCTTTAATTTGACTCCGCTGTGGTTTCTTTTTTGCAAACTTACTAAGTTTAGAAATCAACTCATCGGATACTGGTGCGTAGTCTTGCATAGGTATATCGTCACCTACGTCTTGTACTTCCATACCTTGTTCTAAAAAACCCCCTTCGTTTAAACCGACGCCACCACCATACTTGGCTTGTCTACGCTTTACTTCAAGTTTGCCTTTGTTGTTTAGTTTGTCTAGGAAGCCTTTGCCCTTCATCTTTTCGATTTCAGCAACTACTTCTGGTTCTATATGACGTTCACCGTCAGAAAGTGCAACATCTACCATAGGGGCATCTTTGGGTTTCTTTACCTTTTTTTGCGCCTTTGCAACTAAGCTGTCTAACATACCCTCGTATTTTTCATTGGTAGGTTGGTTTACAATGAATGAACCTTCCTTGACGCTGGTATGTCTGTTATCTGCAATAGATTCTTGTTCGGTTACGGAATCTGGGTCTTTGTTTACGAAGCCGTTGGTTACATCGCCGCCGGGAGCATATCCGACGCGACCACCCATTGCTCTACCTGCGCCATAGCCACCTTCATCGGGATCTCCACCATAACCCATACCGCCGTCGCCGCTGCCGCTGCCTTTACCTAATGAACTATCATCAAACGAGGGACCGCTGGTGACTGATCCACTTTGCTTAACTTGGCTATCAGCAGTGTTATCATGCGGACTACCCTTGCCACCACCAGCACCCCATCCTGTATCCGGCGAATACATTTCAAACTGCCCTGATGGAGTTGTATGAAAATAGAATCCCGCATTTTCTAGTTTCGCTTTGCTAGTTCCCGGCATCATACCACTAAAAGCATACCCCGACATTGGACTGGTAACAGGTGCCCAGTTACCGAATTGATCGTAGCTACCTACTATACTTCCGGGTACTCCGCCGGGGCCTTTATCATCTGCAAAGCTTTGAAAGGATGGTGTTGCAGCAAAATTAGGACCGAAGGGATCTATACCTAACAGAGTGGCAACATTATTTTGAATTTCTGTTTGTTTATAAACCGACTGCCCCGGATCGAATCCTAAATTAAGAGCCTCAATAGGACTACGTAATGTAGGTTTATTTGATAAAAGAGACGTAACTAAAGCATCTTCGTATGCTTCTTGATCTACGTTTGTAAAGCTTCCTACATTACCGCTTAAAGTGTAGCCTTCTATATTAAAACCCAACGACTCTAAAACGATGCCACCAATCGTTGTATCAGTAGGTTGAACACCGACCATTTGGTTTCCCATTAAGGCTGTACTATATCCGGGAAAACCAGCAACCGACATTTCAGCAAGGTTCATCAAGTTTTCCTTGCTCATTTTAGCACCCAAGCCCATAAGACCACTCATTAGAGGCGGCATCATCATCTTTACAATTCCGGGAGGGCCGGATGCTCTAACAGTTCCCGTCAATGGATCTAAAGCTGTAGGAACACCAAATTTTTCTTCAACTAGCTTTGAGATTTGTTTATTTATTTTGCCCTGTATACCTGTTGTTACAGCTTTACTACCCGGCGAGGTACTAGAAGAAGGGCCATCTTCGCCACCATAATCTACGCTTTCATCGAAGGATGCTTCAGGTATTTCTGGCTGTTCTACTGTAGGGGCCGGAGTACCAATAGGATATTGAAAGTACCCTCGTTCCATATCATCAAACGGGGATGGAACGTACTCAGCCTGTCCTAGCGCATACGAGCCGTAATGTCGGCCCATAAGGTTATACACATAGTTTTCTACTACAGGATTTGTCATTATCAGGTAATATCCTTCGCAGCTACGGCTGCTTCGTAGTCTTGTTTCAAGCCTTTAAGCGTTTCCAGTGAAGTTATCTTCCCCTGCAGCCGGAACACTTCCAATTCCGATCTGGCCCCCACCAACGCCCGAAGCGTCATCTGGATTTGCTCCTGCAGGTACATCTCCAGACTGTCCCATGCTTCCTTGTTGGTTACCAGCGGACTGATCTTCCGGGCTTCCTGCTTGTTGAGCATTTGCTAGTCCTTTCAGCATTTCAGCAAAAATTTGTGCTTCGCTAACGTCGTTGACCAAGCTGTCAGGGTCGATGTCCTGTGCGATTGCAAGTTCACGCATCAAGTTAGGTATCTTGATGAATGGTGCCAGCATGGGGTTGGATACGGTCTGTAGCAGGGTGGTTAGTCGCTGGCTACGAACCTCTTTTTGCATCACGGCAGCAACACCGCGAGGTTTGATTTCTAAGTCGCCTTCGATGTCAGGCGCAGTCTCATTGAACTGCATGTTCCACTGGAAATACGCTTCACCTAGTGGCTTTAACAGTGCATCGTCGATGTTCTTAATTACAGTCTTTAAAGATAGGCTTGCACCACCTAACAGCATAGACAAACCGGATGCTGTGCGGCCTGTACCACTAACGCCTGTTTGACCGTGCATGATAGAAGGTAAACCAGTTTCTTCGTCAGCAAGTTGTCGGCTAATCTGATACATCTGAATGTTTTCAGGTGCCGTGTTAGGAAACTTGATGCCGTTTACTGCAGTACCTGTTACCCCAGATTGGCGGCGAAAAATCTTACCGGGGAATATATCCATGTTTTGACCGGGAACCAAGCTTGCTTCGTCTACGTCAAGAACCAAGTTGCCAGCAAGAGCCAAGTTGTCGATTGCCATCCGAACGTGACCGTTCATCAGCATCTGTGCATCTTCCATGTTTTCTGCTACGCCAACACCCCAGATTTGATATGGGTTGATTTCGTAAGGAAACACGTTGAATGGGATACGGGCAGGTGTAAACGGATTTAGTACACACCGAATAACTTCGTTACCACAAACCCAAACGTTAACTTGGATTTGATCCATTGGCCCCATGTTAGATGGGACTTCCATACCTGCTTGATCGGCAAACTGTGCGTCTAAAACACCCCAGTATTCTAGTACTTCAAAGCGATTCTCTTGATAGTACGCCTCAGTCTCATCTTCGCGGATAGTATCTTCAAAGTACTTATCCTCGTAGTTAGAACCTTTAGCGATTACATCTTCAATTGCATCTTTGTAAAAGTACGGATGGTTGATAAGGTTACGAAGCTGCTGTTTGTTCATGCGGTGACGTTGAATAACGTACTCGCAATCTTCTACGCCTACAGCAGACGGATCTGGATAAAAGTCCCATACAGAAACGTGCTCAATACGTGGCACTACTTTCTCGTAGGGGTTATATACACGATTACCTTCGTCGTCTTTTTCCCATTTGTGGACACGCTTATAAAAGTTAAACGGTCCTTTGATGATGCCTGTGCCTAAAAGTGCCGATTCAAATATGCCGCTACGAAACACGTTTATAGCGTTCGTATCTAAAAGTTGATCGTGGATCATCTTTTCCATCTTGAGTGCTGCACGTTGTGCAGGAGATATCTGGGCTTCTCCCATCAAGGCAGGACCGGGACGAATAGGTGCCCCGTTATATCTATCCTTCGAACCACCTAAGTAATCCATAGATGGTTTTGCTTCTAAAGCCCCCGGACCAAAATCCCGTCCATCTCCGGCGTATCCATACGGATCTTCCTGTGGAATGAGATCGTCTAAGGGCGTTTGCAAATGTGCAAATTCAGCGATACCTTCTGGTACTGGGGTAGATTCCACAACTAAGGGAAACTTCTTGTTGGCAAAAAGAATATCAATGATCTGACCGTACGCTGCAAGAACTTTCGTTTTAGTAATCTTTATGAATACCTTTGACCGTTCGGTTTCACGATACTGAGTTGTAGAATCGTAAATACCACGAAAGTTTTTGTACGCCTTTAGCCAGCGTTGTTCGTAAGCATACCGACCATTTTCGGCATCTTCGAACTTTCTTTTGATATGACCAACAAGACCCGGTAACCCCTCTTCAGGGTTGTGGACTGCTACCTGAGTATCATCAGGTGGTTGAAGGAAATTTTCAGACATCTGATTTTAGTAGTCGCGTTCTTCAGCCATTTTCATCACTGAAGGATCAACTGCTTTTTTTGTCATCTTCTTTGGCATGTCTTCAGTCAAAACACCTTGCTTTGCTTTGGTGTCGAACTCAAGACCTTCCCGATACAGTTTGTTGCAGCCCATCATGTCATCAACGCCAGTCTTGTCGCTGTTCATAATGTAGGCTGGACCCATATTCATGTTCATGATTTAGTCTCCCAATTTATGGTGTGTAGGAAATGAAGCCTGTTGCTTCGGTGCCAGAACGAGAAGCTTCTCTCGCTTGGCTCAATCTTTCTTGGTTAGAAAGAAAAGAGGTTGGTACATTTTGTACAGCATCTGGAATGCGTACAGGTGCAGCAGATGTTTGATCAGTAAATAGTTCTGGTTGATCAGCCATAATCCGTTCAATAGGACGGGCAGAACCGGGATCTGCTACCGGAGAAGCCATAGATTGCCCCGCCGCAATAACATCGCTAGGTGCAACTGGAAGAAACTCTGTAGCCCCCGCTACCGCCCCTGCCGTTTTTGCAACAGGACTAGGTAGACCTAACGCCTCTGCTTGTTGCGTCACTGCACTGTACGTCTGTTCTGCAGCAATAGCAGCACCAGCATAAGGAATTGCAGCAATACCCTTCTTAACTGGAGGTGGAACCTTGCTATACATATCCCCGATAAATTTTAGGGTGTCCTTATATCGTGCAGTGCTATCTGCAGCAGCCTGTGCAGCTTTTTCTTCTTTCTTTAGCAGACGTGCTTCGCTCAGTTTAGCTTCTGCTTCTGCAACCGTTGAAGCGTTTTCACCCCGACGGATTATAGCTTCATCTCTAGATTCTAATTTTTGCTGTGCAGCTAGTTCGGCTGTGGCTGCAGCCTCTGCAGTCTTTGCTGCCCGAAGCTGTTCGCCCTGTGCAATCTCTTCGGGTGTCGCTACTCTAGTATCTACAGGTGCGCCAGACGGACGTGCAAGGGCTTCTGTTTCTGGATAGTCTGCGTTAAAATCCTCAGGCAGATCTAAGCGAAGTGCTTCCCCTAGTCCTTTTGCATCAGAAGCACCGACAGCATCTGCCATCATCTTTTCGTAGGCAAGAAGTATTTCGCCGCGCTGTTGTAAGCCACCAATGTCTTCTACATCAGTATAGTAGCCTGTCATAACTTTGTCAAGTAAGCTATCACCTCCACCTTTGTGGCTGATAATTTCACTTGCTAAGTCAGGACGACCAAGTTGGTTTGCAATAGCAGAAGCAGTTATACGTCGTAGATCTGTATAACCAGAAGGTTTAGTTAGTAGTTTGTCCAAAACTTCTTTCGGTATCTTTGGAAAAACGTGCTTCTTTAAGGCTGCAGATATCTTTCCTGTAGACATGTCTGGAAAGAGTTCGCCCGTATCTCCTGCAGCGTCAAAACGACGATCTAATATTGCGCGAAGAACGGGACCTGCAGGTTTGTCTGGCCCTTTTCCTTTACGACCCCCGCCTGTAGCTACTTCTGGATCACGAGCGATACCTGCTTCTCTGTCGTAGTATGGACGTGCAGGACTAACTCGTACTGCAAGGTCGCGGCTTGTACGCATACCTGCTAAGTCTTCTCCACGATAGCCAAGAAGGGACGCCATAACAGCATCCCTTGTAACTGGATCAGGAATATCGCCTATGCCTTCCAAAACCGACTGGAGAACTTCTGGCGGTATGGCACCTTTTGCAAGTTTGCGGGTGCCTTTTGCAGCACCTGTACGAGACAGCTTTAAGTCGGTTACGTTTGTTGTCGCTGTTCTAAACGGGCGAACAATATTCTTTCGTATATCGTCGCCAATACCGCCCGTCGGTGACTTAGACAATTCTTCAAATGAATCGAACGGCTGGTCTAAATCGATTTCTTTTTTAGATAGCTTTGCAAGGTTGTTTGAAATGCCCAAAGTATTACGGGCAGGACCAATTACCTCACGAGAAAATGCAGTATTAAACTTGTTGTAAAATTCTTTTGTATCGTCTAGTTCAGCAAGAAGGGGTTCGTTAGGAACACCGTCGTTGTACATCTTTGCAATAAAAGCATCACGGATAGTATAGTTACCCGTGTCGATACGCTGCTTCACTTCTTCTAGGGAAGGGATGTTACCATCAGGAAACAGGTTTGTTTGTACCTGACGAAAAGCATCTACAACCTTTTGTTCGTTTTTGGTTAGTTGTGCCATAGATTAGTATCCGAATACTTCGTCTTGTACTTTGTACACGTGATTTTTGATTGCGCCTAATTGTGAGTGTATAGAAGCGTAGCCAGACATACGTGTCATTACCATGTAGCGTAAAGCATCGTATGCGTGATCTTCAGCCTTCGTGTCTACGTCTTCGCTATTCGTCTTAGATAGAGGTATTCCCGCAAGCTGCTTAATGGTATGCTGGCAGGTAGAAAATACTCGTAAGCGTGGTTCTTCTGTGTACGGGTCATTGCTCAGTCTCCTATGAACTTCCATCTTACCTTGAATACGGTTTCTGTCTGATGGTGTCCAACGTACACCACAACGCATCATTGTCTCTGCTATGGATGGGCCGAAACCTGTTTTGTTCCAGCAAGACGAATCGAGTACGGTGTAATGAGGTAGCGGGTCGAGTTCTTCTGCTTCTAGTATTTTACTAGCTAAATCTTCCGCTGTCAAGTGTTTTGCATATAATTCACGATAAACCCAAATATTATTATCCCAGTCAATAGCACCCCACAGAACTGCAGACGGGGACGAATAGCCATAGTCCGCTGCTCTAATGCGAGGCCAATTGGTAGGTAATTCGAAAGGTTCGACAACGTGTCTACTCCGTGAAAACTCTGGGAAGGCCGCTCCCTCTGCCACATCCCAATCCCCCTCTAGAAGTCTCTTCCGCTCAACTTCTGGGAGCGAACGCAACATGGC